GAGTTAGGATCTTTAGCAGCTTTTGGAAATTTTTTCATTTGTCCAAGTGATCTTGCACAAAATGATTTACGTCTTTTAGCAGCTTTTGATCCTGGCTTGACTTTTCCAGTGACCGCTGTTTTTAATTTTGAACCAGGATTCATTCTTCTGTAGGCTTTGACCCCAGCTCGTGTCATGCCTGCTCCAGACTTTGTAGGTCTAAAGTTTTTCTTGTTTCTTGCGGGCATAGTGCCCTTTGCAAACATCTGTCTAGACATTTGATTTCTTGCTATCATTACATATACCTCATTCGTGTCATATCTACCATGCCACCCATTGCTTTATCAGTTCTTTTTGCAAAAGTTTTAACGTTAGTTGGTTTTCCACCAACACCTTGTGGTTTACTTCTTTTCCTTGCAACGGCACTCCTCCTCTGAGAGTCTGTCATCCTTGCCGCTTTGGCAGCAGGAACGCACTTTGGATATTTTCTTTTTGATCCACTTGCAGATTTTCTTCCACATTTTTTAAAACCTCCGCCTTTCTTCTTGGCTCCTATATCGACCCAATCTTGTTTGAACCACTCTTTTAAACCACCCATTACGAATTTTTTCCGATGGCTTCTCTGTTCATTCCTCTTTTACAAAGGCCACCGCCTCTTAATCCTTGTCTTTTTAATCTTGCAGTTGCCTCCATTAAACCACCACCCATAGCTTTTGTTCTACCTGTAGCACCAGCTATTTTATCAGCATATGTGATTCTATTTCTTGGTGGGGCTAAAGCCGCAAATTTTTTCTGCTTTGGTGTCATTGGAGTTTTACCTGAACCATCTTTTAGACCAACTCTGCCACCAGAAGCTTTGCTAGGTTTAGGACCTCTGAAGTCTTTTCTTTTTACTCCAGATGGATCTTTAATTTTACCCGCACAAATTTTACTAGCGTAGGCGTTAGCATATGCTGAAGGATATACCTTGAACTTACGCTTTGCTGCCGCTTTTCCTCTAGGACATAGTTTTGTCATTAAGACCTCGCTGTTTGTTTTGCTCGTTTAAAGTCAGATGCTTTTGGTGCACCCTTTGCACCTTTTTTTCGCATCTTGCCACCACGCTTTCTTTTAGCGTGAATGTTTGCATATAGACCTTTACCAGCCATTACTTGTCTTTTTTCATTTTGGCTTTTTTCTTTTTAGCCATAACAAATTTTTTTAATTGTGGTGGAATCTTTCCGCCTTTTTTCATCATAGGCTTCTTCATCATCGCACCGCCACCCATCATCTTTGCTCTGGGTCTGTTACCATAATCGTTTCTCATTATTTTTTTCCTCCGTTCCTAAATATTTGTGTCCCCTTAATACCAAAAATGCTGGCTACGACAAGGATCCATAAATTCGTAAACCAACTTGGAAGAGTAGAAAAGTATTCAAAGAATAATTTTACCTTTTCCATCGCTGCTGGATCGTCACTTAGGACTGCCCAGGCCAACACTATAATCGGAGCCGACAAAATTATCAATACAAATTCGTCTTTCCAGTCCGATTGTCTCGCTTCCAATAATTTACCCTGGTAAGCCTCCTCACCTCGGGCCATACGCTCTGCATGCATGAGCTGTGCGTCTGACATAGCCATTTTCGTCTTCTGACGATTAGCATATATCTTACTGCCAGCTTGCAAAGCAATTTTTGCTAAACTGAACCAAGCCATTAGTAAGCCTTCGAGTTTCTTCTTTTTTCAGCCAGCATTCTTTTTTGTCCACCAACTGGCATTTCAGGTTTTCCTGTGCCAATTAAGTTGTATGCTTTGTCAGCAGTAGTTTTAGATCTAGGATCTACCTCTGTTTGCTGATCTTGCACTGCAACTGGCTTAATTTTATCTAGTTTTTGCATTTTTTCTCCTATTTTTTTTACTCTTCTACCTTAATAGCAGTTATACCTTGATTTCCACTCTTTGCAAGGCTTACTCCAGCTCTTAATTTAGCTAAACTTTCGTTTTGATCCATTTTATCTTCAGCTAACTGTCTTGATTGCATTAATTTTGCTCTATCGAGGTCTATTTTTTGCTCTCCTTCGTCTTTTTTACGTTGATTTTCCATTGCACGAAGGTCAACTTCTCTAGCTTTTAATTTTAATAGTGGATCAGAGTCAAATTGTGATGTAATTCTCTTCTCTTCTTCCATAAAATCACCTGTTAGTTCTGCAATCAGCACTGCTTTCCTTGCTTCCATGTCCATAGATATCTTTTGTAGCTGTGCTTGCACTTGTGGGTTCTGTTGTGCCATCTGTTGCATCATAGGTAGTTGCTGAATAGTGTCTGCAAACTCTAATTCTATCTGTTCTTGTGCCATTAAACTAATATGCTCAAGAATATTTTTCTCCAAAGCGGCCATAATAGGAGGATTATTTCTAACCATGTTAGTTGCCATGAAATTTAAGTGGGCTGTAATGTGTGCTCTGTGGTCTTGACCACGAAATGCTTGAAAAGGTTTCATTGCTAACGCATCAATGTGCTCTAACGCTGGGTCTTTTGGTGCGATTGGTGCAGGTGGTGGTAAAATTTTATCAATGTCTTTTATACCAAGTGCCTCATACATTTTTCTGTACGCTGCATACAGATTATGAATTTTAGGATTAGATGTTGCAAGTTGTAATTCTGTTTGTGCAATCGTAATTCTTTGCGCCATAGAAAATATATTTGGATCTGCAACGGGTAAAATGTCTACTCTGTCATCAAAGTCTAATTGTTTAACTTCTCTTCTACCACCTACTACATCGTATGGATAACTCGGTGGTAAATATGTTTTAAATAATTTTGCAAGTAATCTAAACTCAGATCTCATGGATGTGTACAATCTTTTGTGTATTGCAGACATAACACGTGATCCTCTTTCAAGAAGAGCAACTGTTGTTCCTACTGCAGCTCCTTGATTACCATCACCAACTTGCATGTCAGCGATAGCTGCAAATCTTTGACCTGCTTGTACGACTACACCCATTAAAGTTAAAAGTGTTGCAGATGGTTCTTTGTATGGCAACATCATAAATGAATCTCTAATGTTACCACCTGGTGCATCTACATCTTTAAACTCACCTGGTTGTATTGGTGCTGCTTCGTCTCTAACTCTTACACCTCTTTGTTTAAATCCTGCTGGCAGGTTTGATAATGTACCCGCATCCAATAATTGACGGAGAGCAACGGTTGCAGTTCTGCTCAATCCGCCAATCATATGGATCAATCCAAATCCGTAGAATCCTAGTCCTGGCAGAAATTTAAAGTGGACAAAGTAAGGTATTCTATTTTTTCTTGGATCGTCAGGATTAAAGTTCCTTCTAATAGAAAGAACTTTTCGCGAACCTTCTTCTACAGTCACAATATATGGGAGCTTGATTCCTGTATCGTCTCCATTCGCGTCCTTATCTTCGAAACCTTCTAAATCTAAATTTACGTGGCATTCTAACAAAGTATATACTGGTTCTTGTCTACCAGTTTTTTTAGTGCCCTCTAATTCTCTTTCTTTTGATTCAACTTCATCTTTAGTTGTTGATGGTGTTCCTAATTCTATATCAGAATAAAAACCACCAACTTGTTGTTTTCTTAAATCGTTCTCTGACATTTTAATAACATGCATAATCGCTTCTGCATCTTCTAAAGATGTTGCAGAGTATGGCACAATTAAATCATCAGCTGGCACAAACTTAGACACAGCTCTGCCTAATAAATCATCGTAATAAATTTTTTTAAATGTAGAACCTGCAAGTGGTAAGTGAAATAACATCTGATCAAACTCTGGTTCATACTCGCCCATTTTTTCCATAAGTTCGTAGTTCATGTAATCTTTTACTCTTTGTGCTTGTGCTTCTTTTTGTTGATCGCTGTTGCCAACAATCTGTGTTCTTACTGGTCCTTCTGCTGGTAATAATTCTTTGTAAGCTCCTGCTTGGAACTGTGTTACAGCTTCTGCAAGAACAGGGTGCGTGGCACCTGAAGCTCCTTGAAACGGCTCCGTTCTATTTTCGTATTTAAATCCTAATAGGTCAAGTCCGTCAGTGTAAGATTTTTCCCAATCTTTTCTTGACGCTTTGTAATCTGTGTAGTTTTGAAATAATTCTAATCCGATAGGATCTAAAACATCATCTGGTAATAATTCTGCTAAATTATCAAAGTGGCCTGGTGTACCTTCAATATTTACTTTGCTTGGATCAAAATTTAATTCTACACCGCCGTCTTCTGTTGGTGTAACTTGCACTGGTTCTTTCAGTGCATCTTCTTGTTTTTCTAATTCTACTTCTTTATCAGGTCCTTCAATTTTTACAGAGGTCCCTAACTCGGAAAGAGTTTTATCGATATCTGCCATTATTTACGCTCCTTGATAGGTCTAACATTTTTGGCTACATAAGGCAAGCCGTGTGGTGTAGGGCCTGATTTTGGTGGGGGTCCAGATTCATCGCCTGCCATCTTCATAATACCGCCACCTGCTTTTTTAACTTTAGGTTTAAAAGGATTAACCTCACCGATCATGTCTTTAGGTATGGTGCCTGCACCTGTCGGGACATTGGTTAATTTAGGATCTATTCCCATTTTTAATAATTCTTCTTCTGAATAAGTTTTACCATCTTTAGATAATAGATCTAATATTTCATCAATAGAATCTAAACCAGCTTCATAGTCTCCTTCCTTACCATCATAATCAGGTCTCACTGTACCTTCATCATAAGTGTCTTTAACTTCTACGGGTTTACCTTTGTCGTTAATTATTGTTTCTTTTGGTGTGTAAGTTATTTCTTCTTTTCTAATGATACCAGTCACAGTGTCATACTCACCGTCACCAATATAGTAACTAGATGCACCTTCAGTGTCTTTTGTAATTCTTATTGTGTTTGTATCTAAATTTTCATAGAGAGTGTAATCTTTGTAATCGTAAACTCTTTGTCTTTCGACTGTAGCTGCCTCATCTGATATATCTTTTCCCTTTTTCTTAATTAAGTCTACAAAGTCAAAAAAGTATTTTGGTGTGCCACCTGAAGTAATTATTTCTGGTGCTTGTTTTGCAACTGCTTTTGGTGCAGCTTTAAATAGATTATCTAGTCCTAACATTTTAAGAAGACCAACTGCTCCACCCACTCCTGTCGCTATTAAAAGATCTCTTCTTGTTTGATCTACACCTTGTGTAGCCATTTTGTTTTCTATTTCTTTATTTACTTTATCTGCAGCAGTTGCCGTGCCAACTAAATCTTTAATTTGTTTTGACAACT